TTACTAAAGCACTCTGTCCAGCAGCAGGAGTTGGTATTACATTAAGAGTTCCATCAGATATATACCATTTAGGATCATATTTGCTAGTATAGTAAATACTATTAGCATCCAGATAATCTCCTGCACTTTCAACAGGAACTTCTACTGCAATTCTATTACGTGATCCATCATTCCTAGTAACACTTACAATTTTTAATGCATTAGATGTACTCATAGTTGTAGGTGAATTATTTAATGTACTGCTTTGTGTTAATCTTTCAGCAACATTTCTATCATGCATAACTATTTTAGTTATGTATTTTACACCATCTTTTAAGTACTTAGCAGCTTCAGTTGTTAAACTAGAAATACTACCAGTATATGCTTCTATGTCTGTTTGAAAACTCATTTTTCTCCTTATTGTGGGGGAGTATATTTCAACTCCCCCATTTTAATTAGCCTTAGCTAAATTTCAATACAGTGTGTGTTTCTGGTAAAGAAATTTCTAGACCTGCTTCTGTAAGAACCATGTCTTTTCTTCCGTCAACATCTCTGTTTTGAACGTTGGTAATAACTTGAGTATCACGTGATACACCATTGCCCATTAATGGACGGTATGACACGTTATTCAAGTCAATCATGATCGCTGTATCTTCATGAATACCTCTGAACATTGGTTCCATAACGAAGTTTAGATTACCATATAGAGTATTAACTCTTGTTACATGGTGTCCAAATGCTCCTTTAACGTTCTGAACATCTAAGCTGTAAGGATTAGTTGATTCAGCATCGTCAGGTTGTGAACCTAATGCCATGGTATTTCCTAAGAATGAAGATCCACCTAGTTTATTCAACCAAGATAGAACTTTTCTTGAAGCAAGAACTAGTTTTTCACCGCTGTTTCCAGATTCTGGTGCGAAAACATTTTCCATTGCATCAATAAAGTGATCATAATTAGCACTTGCATACGCAAATGTTTTTGTTTTACCATAGATCTCAGTGTAAGGTACAATACCCCATGTTCTACGAACTGGGCCTGTTGATGTAGAGTCATCTGACCCCATACCAAACAAGAATGCGTTTTCAAGATCCATCTTATGTTCCATAAGTTTTTCTTGATATACACGCATGTATTCATTACTTACACCACGATATCTAGTAGCAAGAGCTGTACCAGAGAATAATGGAACTGCAGTCTTAAAGATCTGACAGTATCCTTCTCTGTTGTAGAACTCATCTGCCCAGCCTTCTGGATCTGTTGATCCTTCAGCCCATGCAGAACCAACTACTTGACCGTCACCATCTGCTCTAAAAATTAATTTAGAAGCTGAAGCTTCAGTAATTTCTCCAGCTGTTGCTGCTTCCGCACCATCTGCTGAACGTGTTGGTTTTGCTACTACTTTTAAAAATGTACCTGCTACACGGGCAGCATCTGCATCTGTAGTCAGATCCACTCCTGTTACCTTGTAGTAAGCGATTGCTGCAGTTTCTGAACCTGCTCCTGCGTCACTTCCGTTTGCATCGTATTCACATTCGATTGCAAGGATTTGACCGACAAGAATAAAGTTCGGTTGTACTGCAGATGATACCTCTCTACCAAATTTATCATAAAGCACATCTAGATCAAGAGTTGTAACATTCCAATTAGAGTCTGTACCACTGTGTGCAGAGGTAGTGACTGGTGCTTGAACTTGGAAGTTACGTCTTTGCCATTGATGTCTTTGTTCTAAGAATTTAAATACAGGATCATCTGTAGGTTTCTTAGAAACTTTAGACAAATATGTGAAGAAAGGTGATTGTTGGGGTGCTAACTCAGCGATTCTTTCACCGAAGTTAAAGATTCGTCTGTCGACATTAATCGACGTTCCCTGAACAGCTTCCCCAGGATTGATACTATAAATATTAGCCATCGTATTTCATCTCCTTCATTTGTTAAAATGGATTCTTCTTTCTAAAATTAGAAACCATAGAATCCATCATTTGATCTTCCGCTGATTTTTTTGATGACTGCATATCTGCACCAGGTTGAATCCCAATAGGTTTAGGAATAGCTAACTTCTCTTGTCTTTTAACCATAGTGTTTTGTCTCATTTGAGCTTGAGGACTTACCTGTTGTACTTCTTGAGTAACAGATGTCAAGTTCAATTGATGTAATCTAACGAGATTATCTAAAGATAATGATTCTGGAGAACTCATTGTATTAATAAAGTCCTCAGCTTGCTCGTTAGAATAATTGTAGTTAGCTTGCAAATCATTTCGTAATTGTTGCTTTTGCATCAATTCTTTCTGTTCTGCTTGCTGTTTAGCTACTTGTTCACTACGTTGTGTTTCAAGAGATAGCATATATTCCGATAAATCATCCATATACTCATCCTTTTTGGTCAAGTATTTAGCTGATTCACTATCTGGATCACTTAATGCATCGGTATGATCGTAATCAGATGGCTTTCGTGGTTTAATAGGTCTTTCTAATTTCACTGGCTCTTCTTCTACTGATTCTTCAGGTTTCTTTTGAGAAACTTGATTCATCATATTTGCCATTTGTTCTTTTAGAACATCTATTTCCACTTGCCTTTTATCAGATTGACTTTGCCAATACTGAAATTGCTCTGGATCATCCTTTGGATCAATAGGACTTTGAACTTCAGATGCTTGATCTAATGCAGGTTCAGAAATTTCTGACTCATCTTTAGCTACAAATTCGTCTGAATTATCTCCAAATACCTGGTTAAATAGGTCATCTTCATTGATATCGGGTGTCGCAGTCGGTTCCTCTATCATCTCTTGTTCATTTTCTATTGCCTGTTTTTCTTCGTTCATTTTGTCTCCTTCCCTAACTTTCCTCTTCCATGGTCTCAAATACTTCCATGACGTTGGAATTCATCAGGTTTTTTTGAACATCTCCCAATCTAGCTTTATATAAGCTAGTTGCTGCATCAGCCTTATTAGCTTGTTGATCTAATTTCGTGCTGAATTTTTCTACTTCAAGGCGTTTCTTAGCATTTACAGTTTCTCTATCAGCTGTTTGCAAGTCGCCTTTAACTTTCTTCAATTCTTCTTGGAGCATTTCTACTTGTTGCATTAGTTGTTTCATTTGTCCTGAACGATTTAATACACCTTCAACATCTACAAGTTCTGATTTCTTAAGAACTTCAACTTGATCAATTAAGCCCATTTGATACATATCTTGATAAGTTTGTAATAATGCCATTCTATTTGTTGGTAATGTAGAACCTGAAACAACTTTAATATCATATTTTCCTGCTCCTATATCATGATATTTCTTCACAGCTCCATTATCCATTTCTTTATAGAAATTAAATCTTTCTTCTTTCTCTGTTCCATTTGGTTGTACTAATCTAATTACTTTTTCTTCAGTATAGATTTGTTGCATTAAAGGAATTGCAACTCTTGCAACTTGATTTAATGCTTCTTCTATGTCATCTCTACGAGATTTAATTCTTCTTTGTCCAAACTCATCTACTACTAATGTTCCTCTATAAGTAGATGGTGCATTTGCTGTACTCCCTTGCATAAGTTCAAAAATACCAAACCCATACTCTAGATCATATTTAGCATCTGCTTCATTTTTATATAATTCATTGGGAAGAGGCACGGGCCCTGCTACAATAGGTGCACCTAGTTCTGCGTCAAACTCAATTACGCTGGTTCCAGCTCTTCCCCACTCTTCCTCTATTTGACGAATATCCGCAGATCCTCTAGGAATTAATAGCTTAACATTTGTACTTGTACTTGCATGTGCTATAATCAAAGAACGTATTTTGTTGATATATTCCTGTAAAGGTCTAAATAGCCTTACATCAGACTCTGGATATGGATTTCTGTTATGTATATTCATCATTGGAATAATAGGATAATCTTCTGTAGGTAATATACGAGTATATAGTAAGTTGTCTCCAACACTAACTACCATCTTAACACAGCATTTTTCTATATCGTTTGCTGTTATTTGTTCCATACCAATAAGTTCTTCTGCAGTAATAGGGGTTAATACAATAGTACTACCAGCTATGGACTCTCTAGTTTCCATTCCAGGAACTCTAATTGGATCTTGAGGTATTAAATTACCTGTTTCGTCAAACTGAGGTTCAGGTATTTCAAAGTGATATATTGGACCGCTTTCTTTAATAAGACTAAACATTTCTTCAACAGTCCCTGTATCAAATATAATTGTTTCTTCTCCTGTAATTTTTCTAACTCTGATATACATTTTAGCTTTATATTGCTCATATTCGTCTTCCATAAAAAGAAATTCTCTATTAGAGAAAGGCTCAAAAACATTATGATATACATGCATTTCTTTAGTATAACGTTCAATGAACTTACGTTTTGTATGTAAACGAGTATCTGAATCAGGACCAAATAGCTGTCCTTCTGTTGCTGCTAAATCTGTAGTAGGATAATCATCATTGTCATTAGGAGAAGCTTCAGAATCTAAAATAATATCCATATATTGAGGATATAATCTTTCAGCATGTTCGTCTGTTAAGTGTTTTGCTACAAGAATATGTGCAGCATCACGTGCATATATATCTTGAGAGTTAGGATCTATAAAAACATCTAAAGGATTAATTGATTTAACATACAATTCACCTTTACCCATATCTGCCATTGGATCTTGATATACTTGTAATACACCCATTCCGCCGACATAGTAGTCATCAATTGTTTGTTTTAACTGCTCATCTCCTGTAGATACTTCCCATACATATTGAAATAAGTCAGAAAATACTTTTGCTGTCTGTCTATCAGAATCTTCTCTTCCTGTAGAACGGAATTGAGGAGAATTATATGTTAATAAAGATTTTGCAGTTTCTACAATAGGATGTATACGATTAACAACAATAGGTGCTTGTCCACGAGATTCAAGAATTTCCTTCTCTTCATTGGTCCATTGTGCACCACCACGGAATTCTACAGCTTCCTGAAACTTTTCCGCCCATATTTCACGAGAAGACTTATATTCTTGAAATAATTCTAACGTATGCTCAACTTCGTCTGGAATATCTGCTTCTTTATTTACAACTCTGTTATGATCGTAATTAAATACTTCTTCTAAATCAGCTAGTGATTGAGTTCTTGTCTTTGCTATCTTGTTTTGTATTTTCTCTGGCATGCTTCTCTATTATTGTATAACCTTTTGGTACTTCTGTATGCAATAAATTGTTTAATTTTTCCTTAAATGACTTACTTGTCATATAGTATTTAATTAGATCAATATGCATACGATTATCCTAGTTTGTAAAATACGAAAAAAAAGTGGTATTTGTCAAGGATTATTTACATTAATTTCCAGCTTTTTGGGGCATAATCGTAATAATCTTCCACATCTTCCTCTTCTTCTATGTCATGAACAGGTTTATATGCATTTTTGTTAGCATAGAAAAATCCATCTAATAAGTCATCATGTTTACCTCTAGGATACAATAATAGTTCATCTAATAGCGGTTGCATATTATCTCTTATATAAACTTTACCTTGTGCAAACAAAGGTTGCAAGCTTTCCAGCCTATAAGACTTAGATGTTCTTGGATTTTCTTTAATTTCTAACCCAGGAATAAATAATCCCAGTTCTTCTGACTTTTCTTTAATATATTGACGTAACATCTCCTGATATCCCACTGACTCAATTCTTGTTCTTGCACTATTGTATTCTACAAAATTATCTATAATAGCATCTGCCAATGCTAATGGAGTAGCCCGATTTCTATAATATGGAAGCACATATCTGTTGTTTTCAGCATCTATTGCTATATTAAACACAACAGAGAAGTCTGCCCCTCTTTTAGTGCTAGATGCTGGATCAACACCTGTAAAAATATTTACGGGTATTCTTTTATCTACTTTTTTTCCATTTATCTCTTTTAATACCATATATGGGTATCCATAATCGTCTAAATCGTAATGTCCGTCATAATACTGAATATCTTCTTCTCTAAATAGATTTTCTTCATCACCTACAATTTGACATAGATATTCTCTATAAAATACAGAAATACGATTAATACTTTCTAATTCTTCTTTTTTCTGAGCCAGTTTATCTATCGGCCATACTTCTGGCCATAAAGAAAGCTTTTCTTCCATATCAGGTGCAAATGTTAAACTTTTCCACCCCTTCATATCCTTAAGTGTTTCTACTAAACAACGTTGGTGCTGCGGTGTACCAATAACACATACTCTTCCTTTGAGTGGATCCAAGGAAGGAACCCCAGATTGCAGCAACCAACGAAGGTTAGACTCCATTGCCTCTGCTGTCTTAGTATTGTTTTCATCTTCTGGATCATCTAATATAATTAAAGTAGGACGTTGATTTCCATGTTTGATACCTCTAATCTGCTGTCCTGTACCCTTACATATGATAACTGAACCATCTTTTAACTCTATTTCAGCATTAGACCACTTTCTTGCTGATTGCATTCCCCAGTATCCAAAAAAGTATCTGAACTCCTGGGAATAGTCTAATGTGTCTTTTATTGTCCCTAACAACTTAGTTGCGTGTCCCTGTGTACGGGAAACTAGCACAATAACTTTTGGTCCTTTATCAAACATCAAATGAAATAAGGGATACACACCAGCTACGATAGAAGACTTGGCATGTCCACGAGGTGCAATGATATTAATTTGACTTGAATCTTGATTTAACAGTTCTTTGGTAATTTCATAATGAAAGTTAGGAGAATTCTCACTAAACATATTAGGCATCACCATTCTGCCAAATAACAACATATCTTGTTGCATTTCTAGAAGTATCTTATCTTTATCCATTTATTTATCTAATACACAAAGAATATTGTTCTGACTCATAAATAGGACTTCTTGTTTTTCAATATCTTGAACTACAAAGCCTGGGCCAAACAATACTTTGTCATCTATGTTAACTTCATCAGCTTTTTTGCCTTTAGCTACGACTATACCTACATTTTCCTGTATAACAATATCATCTGTTAAGATAATTCCTGCTTCAGTCTTATCTTTCTTAGGCTGTTGCTTGATTACTACTTCGTCTCTTAGGGGTTTCATCTTCTCTCCTTGGTTGTGTTTCTACTACTGTAACTCCCCATTCTGGGGCTACATCTTTTAAAACTGCGAGCAACTCATCTAGATTTTGACTATTCCCCGATAACTTTATTATCTTTTTCATCTATATCCTGGGTTTTAGTTGCTTTTAACTTTTTAGTCTGTTTCTTGTAAGAATCAGCAATTTGATGCGACATATCTACCTCTACAGACTCTGTAACTTGTTTTGTTTTAGGAGCCATATCTAAAAATATAGACAGTTCTTTGGCACCACGGATCATATCAGAGCTACTTTCTTTAACCTTAGCTACATCTATAGCATCTTTTATAACATCTAATACATATCCTTCATCGACACCCTTTTCTACAAGGATCTCTTTCAACTTTTCTTCAATCATCTTTTTCACCTCTTTTAGCTTAAGTAATTTTTTTGCGGCGATTACGGGGTTTTCTTGATCAGGCCTATACAACTTACCTATTTTATATAGATCTGGCTGTATACCTGCCATTTTGTAGGTTAGAAAGGCATCTACAGCAAGTTCTGCCCTAGCAGTTTTAGCTTCAATCTCACTATAAGGCTTTGTAGACACCGTACAAAAGTTACCTGAAGCATAATGGGGTTCAAACTCTAATTTCCTTGTTTTCCCCAGCCATTGACGTCCAAAAGGGTATACCATCTCAGTATTTGTCTTGTATTCATTCCTCGATATACACTCAGAAACATACTTATCATCACTGATCCCATACTCACCTGGCTCCGTTTTCTGCCAAAAATTATAGGATATCCCTTTTTCCTTGGCTTCTGCCTCTGTATATATAATATATTCTACAGGTTGAAAATTATTTTTCTTCAGCTTCTTTGTTATTCTTATCATTTTTTTCTTTATGTTCCGACAAAAATTTTATGAATTCATCTTTCTCCCCCTTCATCTCTATATAGAGGTCTAGGGCCTTATCGCCGTTGAAAACTTGCATCGTTAATACTTTCAATTCCGATAATATCAAACGTATAATATTCATTAATTCCTTTATCGTAGGTTTCTTCTGTTTACGCTTCGCCATAACGTTTCTCCTTTTCGTAATTAATTATTTATAATAATTAATGTATGTAATAACGTTTATATTAACGTTAATACCTTACACTCACTAGTTTAGCTCACGATCGCTACGTAATAGAATCCCTAAATCTAAAGCTTCCATGATCACATTAATTTCAATTTCTGCCAACATTATCTCTTTGATCCTTTGCACTTCGGGAGATTTCGAAGAAACTGGTACTTTAACCCATTGTTCCCCATCCCACTTCTCCAGATAGTGTGAATCCATAATTTTTTTCATTATATCTTTTGGTAACTTTGACATTTTATATAATATAAGGCAATTTTTTCAAAAATACAAGTAGAATGTGTGTACTTGGTATATAATCAACCCATACCACCTTGATATTCGTCAACAGGTTGTTTTTTCGTTGAAATTCTTCAACGAAAAGAAATTAGAGAAACAACGAAGGGCTGTCGTTTCTCTAATTTCCCACAACCTGCCTTGCGAACGAAAACAAAATGATGTCCGCAAGGTGCAAAGCATTGACGAATAACAAGGCGGTATAGGGTTCCCATGCCCTTACAGGGTAGCAACAATGTTGCCTTAATTTTAATTAACACCTACATATCGTAGGGAAAGGAATAAATTATGTCTTCGCAATTTATTTCAGAAAGAGAATATTCATCATCATTCGTTCCAATGAATGGTTTGTTTGTATCAGCCAAGTTGTTGGAAAAGAAAGATGATGAATATGTTGAAACGAATTTTCATTCATCCTGTTTAGATGATGTATCCACAGGTTTAGGATACAAGAATTCTAAAACAGGAAAACAGATGAAAGTTCAGGTTGTTGTTATTCATAGCAACCTGAAATCAGACTGTTTGGTTGATGAAAAGACTTTTCACTCTTTCATTGATGACTGTGATAGCATACTTGCTAAATCAATGCGAATGGTTAATCGTGAAAGATTACCATATGCAGTAGATGATGATAGCAAGCGCTATGATAGTCAACCTGTTGGCTTTGCCCAATGGAAAAAGGTATTGTTGGAAAAAGAATGGAAAGCATTTTCATTCGATTTGCAACAGTTAATGCCAACAGGTAAATAAGTGTTTCTTGATAAGGGATATCATTCGTTTGGTATCCCTTTGAAAGAAATACAAGATTTAATACCTTACAATAGACATTTTGTAAGTTAAAAGATTAATGGAATGTGAATGGCGCAAGTCCCAATACATTACCAGAGTGTGAGTCTTTGGCACATTCCATTATAATTTTATTTTAATACTAATACTTTACAATTAATTTATAGTGCGAAATGATAAACAATGCTATACCTCTTTACAAAGTGAGTTAGTTATTTATTCATTTCATTGTTGTTTACCCTATTAATCATTTCGCACTATTCAATTAAAGAAAGAGAGAAAGAAATGGATGATAGTTGGAACATTAAAAAAGAAAAACATTTAAATCCCAATAATATAATCTTTAAAGATATATCATATGTTAAATTATATTTAACAATGAAAAAAGTAGATGATGAAATAAAAAAGACAAGAAAAGAAAATAAATCATTTACTATGCAAGATTATGCTAAAAAAGTTTTTAATTTAGGTTATAACGAAGAATTATTTAAACAGAAAAAAAGGGACAAATGATGATAAGTAAAGGAATAATAATTAATACTTTAACTAAAAATCAACAGTTATCAATAGCAATGATGATAAACACTCTGAAAGTAAATTCAAATATTATGGTTAATCATAATAATTTAAAGGCAAGAGTATATGCTGAAATGGATATGCTTTCAGATGATATAATGATTGATATAGATTTAAGTAACCTTGATGAATTGTTATTTACAAATGTAATGTCTAAAAGAAATTGTTTTAACACATTTGTAAATTAATAGGTATTGATTAACCAAAGAAAGTGCAATTTAGTATAGTTATAAGGAATTAGCAGGATCATAGTGTATGGAAATACAGGTAGAATAGTAGAAACAACTCTAAAAGTCTACATTAATGTTAATTAAAATAGTTCCTTGTAATAGTGTATTTGCGAATTAAATTCACCAGAACATTGAAACATATTAGTATGGTTGGAATTCCCATAGGCATTGGAACTATACTAATTGCACTTTACATTTTAAACTTATGAAAGTAGGTATATATGTTATATTATAATGATTATGTATATATTCCTAAACATAAACCAGAAATAGTTGAATTAATTATTAAGAGATTAGGCGGTAATAAGTCTAAATGGAATAAATACCCTGTTAATAGTCTTAAAAAACTACTTTGGAAATATGATAAAGGATATATAGTTAAGGAAAGGAATAGTAATGGATGTTAAATACTATACAGAAAGAATATTACAACTATTTTTAAGATTATCTTTTACAATGTCTTTTGTAGTTGTATTAATAGTTAAATCATTGTTTTATCATTCTGATAATTCAATGTATAGTGATGATTTTAATATTTGGTTAACAAATTATACAGTTGAATTAGTAGATACAGCAATAATTTTAACTGCAATAACTATAATATTAAAATTAATTCAAAAGTTAATCAGTAAATATTAGAGTAAATAATACCCTTCTATATTTACTTATATAGTAATAAAGAATTAAGGATAATTGGTTAGGTTCCAACCACAATTAAGATAAATATATAATGTATTTATACCTTAATTCCTTTATTACTGAAAGGAATAAATAATTATGCCTCTATGTAGAATATGTAAGCAAAATCATACTACTAAATATCATAAAAAATATTTAGGTAGTAAATAATGTTTAAAAATTGGATAGTTAAACACATATTATATACACATAAAGATTTAAAGGAATGTTATGAATGTAAAAAACATTATATGTCCAGTTACATTCATAATAATTTATGTATATATTGTGAACAAATTAATATAAGAATTGATAGTTTTATCAATGAAAGGAAATGGAAATGAATACTTACGACTTAAAAGGAAATACATTAATAAATGGAAATCAAATTCATCTTGTAAAAGCACTTCAAAAATGGAATGATGAAATCTTGACAATAAGAGAAAAAGAATTTGAATGGCAAGATTATCAATTTTCACCTAAATTAACAATAGAACAAAAGAATGAAAGATATATATTAAAGGAATTAGGTTTCCAAGGATTATTAAATGATGATAATCTTGATATATATAGAATGATAATGAAATTGCCTTATAATACAGAATTTACTATTACTAAAAATGATATAGATAGTATATGGACAAGACAATGGCATTATGATAATCAAATGTTAAGAGTAGAATTTAAAAAAGATTTTAAAAATTTAAATTATATAACATTAGTAAATTCACAAGTTTTACTATTTATGCTTAAAAATCCTGAATGTGAATTACTTGTAAGGAAAAAGCATAAATATTTTCATTTGTTATCACGACAATATGAAAGTGAAATAGAAACAGAAAGGGAAAATATAGAAAGAGATAATTCTTCTTCTAATGAAATTTTACCTTTTTAATATTAATGGAAGGAATGATTATGGTAATAGATAGATATGATATAGGTTTAGAAAAGATTGAAAATGAAAATAAAGAAAAAGCATTAGCAAGATATTTGGCTAATGCTTTACTTAATGATAAAGAAATGCAAGAAACACATTTAGCATATTATATATTTCAATTATGGCAATATTCATATAAACAGTGTAATAGAG